GCTTGCCATGCCCGAACATTTCAATCCAGCGATATTCTGCCTGGGTGTGTTCACGCGCAATGAAGAACGTACAACCGGCTATCGCACCGTAAGCCCAGTTTCCGGTAAAAAGACCAACCAGAACTTGTGCGACAACAGCGCAAAGTGCGTGAAGAATTGGTGTTATATCAACTTCTATATTCATCATAAATAACTCATTCGATTTTCACAAATAAGCCGCCAACAAGAAGGCGGCATTAACATTAAAATAATTATATATGATGCTATTCCTCAATACCTAACCTGCTTGAAACCTCCGGCATAACAGTAACCTGAAGGGTTTTTGATGAATCTGTGTTTTTAATTGCTATGCTGATATTGTCAGAAGTGCTGTTATTGTTTGACACTGTTATAGAGTTTGCATCCACCCCGAGTTTCGAATAAGCATCAGCAAAACTAAGACCAACACTTCCACCAACAACTCTATATGAACCATCAATTCTGAATGACGATATATTGTTATTGCTAACATCTCTAATTAGAACCCATATAGAAACACCCCTGAAAACAAGGCTTGCCCCTGATGGTATTTGAAGTGATACAGTTCCTGTGGAACCGGGGGGGATACTGCCAGTATATTTAGTTCCGTGCAGATATTTCCCCGGTAGATCTAAATACGATGTGTCTGGTTGTAATAAATTATGTATATGTCTGCTATCTATGCTTCCAGACAGAACCATAGAATCATTGCCATATTCAATTATCCTCCCACCATCGTTACTTATTGTAAGTAATCCTTTGTTTCCTTTATTGTTTCTAACAGTTATATCAGAAGAATCCAGGCGGACAATTGATATATTTTTTTCTGATCCATGACAATAATTTGATGAAATTTCACCTGTAACAAGTGACGTACATAAAATGTCTGAACTTCCATCACTGTCGCCAGTAATAGTGTTACAGGAAATTAATGCACCATATACCAGACCTGTCGGAGATTCTCCAAATTGCTCTATAGTAATCCGTTTTGTGGTATTTGCTGATATGGTTATATTATGAACATCGTCAGTTTGCGATGTTACTTTGATCCTTGATGAAACTGTATTTCCAGAAATAGTAACATTGCTTGTATCATCCACCCATAAATATGACGAAAACGTATTACATGATATGACTGAGTTACTCACCATTGAGTTCTCAAGCTCACATGAACCATAGTTATTGTTATGGTCATAATTTCCTATAATCCTTACAAATCCATTCTGGTTAATGAAGTTGTATGATGTTGCATTTTGTCCGCCATAAGTTGAGTTATGTGATGTTTCAGCATTTGTAACGCCTATATGTTGAAAATGACCGGCATTTACAGAATCAGGAGCAACTGATGTACATCCTATTACTTTTGTATTTTTGACAGTTCTTGAATTAGGGTCATTCTCCAAATAATAGTTTTTTGCAACAAATGTCGTAGAGTAAAAGAAACCTTCAAATCTATTAAACAAAATCTGAATATCGTCATAATCTCTTTGGTCTTCATTTGCATAGCAATAAAATGCTCTTGAAGACTCGGAGTAATCCTTGCATTTCTGAACACCAGATAAAAGTGATCGTATTCTGCTAGATTTTATTCTAAATCCGTTGTGAATTAACGTTGCATCACCAACCAATGTTATTGGCTTAAGCAATTCAACCTTATCAAAAACAAATTCACCACCATAAAATCCAAGTATAGCCCCTTCTGGTACTGCATTAATAGCATTTTGAATTGCTACAGTATCATCTGTTATGCCGTCTCCTTTTGCACCAAAATCACTAACACTAATGTGCTCGGCATTTTTTTGATGCTGCGTCCTTCTTATTGACAAGGTGAATGGTTGTTTTACTGCTATTAATGCATCTCCAAGATCATCACCTGAACTTGCTAACTCCTGCCTTAACTGATCCGGGTCATACTTCAGCACATTTGGAAAATAGAACTGCTGCGCACCACATGCATCATAAACAGCCATAGAATGGCCTTGCACAGTTACGAATTTGGCAATCTGTCCGTTATATACTGGATACCCAGCGGCATTGATGACGATTGGCTGTGCAACAGGAACGTGAGAACCATCTTCGTTCTCAACATAGACCTGAATCTGGTTATCAGGATTTACCGGGTCAGTGTCAATTTTACCGATATAAATTTTGCCATTAGCTACGGCTTTAAAAGAACGCGCCATAGTGAAGAGTTGCGAAGGCATGCTCACTACAACATTGGCTGTAATGTCTGTCATTTAATTTGCTCCAGATACAAGGAATCGCCGCAGCATTGCCGCAGTGATGCATTATTAATCAAAAAAATACGACCACCGTGGTCTTATTGAGGATGCAATCAGCAGATAATAAGATGCCGATCCACTCACAAAAGCGAGGCATCAAGAATGGGAAGAGATGACCCGCAATTTAATCTGCGGCTACCTTACGAATTAAAGGAAAAACTAAAACAGCGAGCCAAATCCAATGGCCGCTCTCTTAATTCAGAATTAGTTCAGATAGTGACTGATGCTGTATCAAAGCCATCCAAAATTTCAGGCTATCGAGACGATGCGGAACGCATCGCTGATGAGCAGTCAGAGCTTGTTAAGAAGATGGTGTTTGATACGCTGAAGGATTTGTACAAAAAACCCACCTGAAGGTGGGTTAATTTTTGCATTTACCTGGGCCATATTGACTACTTATAAAATGAGATCAATATTTAATCGCCCAATAACGGGTGTATGTTGAGGTATATCATGGCGAAAAAACCAGGTGAAAACACAGGAAAAAACGGCGGAATATACCAAGAAGTTGGCCCACGCGGCGGTAAGAAAGACAATTTTGCAACCGTCAAGGACAACGAAAGGCTTCCACCAACAACAAAGCCAGGTCATGGCTGGGTATTGGATAAGCGAACTCCAGACAGCAAAAAGTAATAATCAAGCCGGGTCACTCCGGCTTTTTGATATGTCGCTCGCAGAACTCAACAAGCCTGCTCATTAAGTAGCAGTAAGTCTCGTTGGCTCTTCCTGGTTCAACATCAACACCTACCCTTGAGCAGATATCGAATGCCATGTGAGCGCACTCATGGGCAATAGTAGATAGTTTGCCATTGAACACGCCTATCACATGCAAAACACCATTCTCGCTACTCATTGTATGAGACGCTCCGTTGGCGTCCGAGTCATGCACGTCAACGCCAAGTTTTTGATGCAGGCGTTGCCATTCTGGAAAGTCTCTACAAAACACAATTGTACCGCTCTCAAAGAGCGGAACGAGCATCTTTGGTACGTTTCCAATGTTAACTTTTTTCATGGTATCCTGCGCAAAACTAAGGAGAGTTAATTATATGAAAAAATCACTGTTAATTATCCCGCTTCTGCTGGCTGGGTGCGCAAAAGTAAGCGACTATCAGGCAAGTTGCGAGCAACGCTATCCAAAGCTTAGCGATATGGCTAATTGCCTTGATGCCAGCTTGAAGAACGACTCTCGCATGGCATCAGCACCAACACCTAAGCTGTATGTCCTTGCTGCGAAGATGCTCGGGCAAGGTGTCGATGAAGGCAAGATAAGTGACACACAGGCAAGACTTGAACTTCAGAATCTTTATGTTCAATTACAAAGCCAAGAACAAGCACAACAAATAGCACAAAGCCAAGCATTCCAGCAGGCTTTATTGAATTATCAGGCTGTAAACACAATGCAAGCGATCGAGCAAAAAGCGCGCCAGCCTGTTATAACTCAACCTTACCCAACACGCGTTGACACATATACAAACTGCAATTCAGGATTTGGAAACACGGTAACATGCAACAGTAGCAGTAATATCAGATAGTTATATCTTATTTTTATTGCTGTTCTGCTGTAATTTGGCTTGAAAGTATAGGGCGTATCGCATTTGCAGCATTATTTAGCGCTCTTTCATAGGCTGGTGTTCCTGCTTTGGTGTTTGCCAAACGTAAGAGAGCATTCCTTGCTGCTTTTGACTCATACAAGCGCATCATTGCACCGAAACCAGCCTCAAGCCCCATTGATACGCCAAGAGTCGCAGTTGCGCCAATCGTCCTTATCCTGTTGGCTTGCGATTGCCCCGTCTGAGTTACTACATTTGCGGTGTCTGACCTTGCTGTTTGCTGTAGAACTTCATGAAGAGAATCAAGCTCTTTCATGTGCTTTCCAGAAAAAATAGTGTTGTAAATTTCACCGCCTGACTGAGATTTCAGCTTATTAACTTCAGTGATGAACTTGGCTGGAGAGTCACCGGCCTTTTCCGCTATTTTGCTGACATAAGCTGCACGCATAGCATCTTTCCCTTTATTATCCAATGCGCTCCAGATTCGTTTCACGTCAGATGGTTTTCTGCTTAATACAACGGTATTTATAAGTTCAGGACTGGCTTCACTGCTTGCCTTGTTGAGCTTGTTAGCAATGTTTTTATTAAGCACCTTATTATAAACGTTTGCATAATCGGAATTTGCTTTAAGGTATTTTGCTGCGTCTGATGCACCGAGGTTTTTTGCAACTGCGTTACGAAGATCTTTTGACATTGCATTCTCTACCATATTGGTAGCTGCTTTTGCCTGGTTTGGGAAGACCATAGCATCTCCCTGAACATTAGATCTAAATGCTGTTCTGTGCTGACGCAAGAGATCAAACGTAACATCCAAATCAGTTGCAGGGTTTGCTAATTCTTCACGTAGGTTACGCAAGGATGTAAGCAGGCTTTGATTGGCAGACGTCCCAAGCCGTTCCTGTCTTGCGATCGCTGTATTCAGAGCATTCATGGTATTTGTGGTATCAACTGCGGCATTACCCATTTTATTGGTGACGTCATTGATAACAGCGCCAGCGGCATCCTTCCGCCCCCTTAACGTGGTGGTAAGAGATTTCACCACATCATCAGGGTTGTACTCACCAAAACGGTCAAAATAATTACTTACCAGCTTACTACGCGTTGCATATTGCTCCGCTCGCTTTGAGCCTGTCCCGAGCAAAGCCCCCTCGGCATCCTGAGTTAGGCCGCGAGTGAAAGCATTTTTCGGCGTGATAACATCAGATGTCATTGGTGTCACGCCCATCGATTCTGATGTGGCAATTTTCTTCGCCACTTCTGGCGCAATATCACCTTTTATAGCCGTTATTCCACGCCCTATTCCCTTTGCTGCTGCGGAAAGAACCCCCTGAGCGGCAAGGTTAACTCCGGCATTTTTAGCTGCATTTTGTGCGAAATCGCCTTTCTGATTTGCGGCCTCTGCCAGTGATCCAATAGCCATGCTTCCTGCCGTTCCAACTCCTGGAACTAAATACCCGCCAATTGTTTCTCCAGCTTGCGCATAAGGGTCTGTTGGTCGATCGACTGGACGATAGACATCGTCCAAAACCTTGGGGCCACCAAGCCCCTGGCTGATTGCATTAATCAGACTTGCGCCGCCCTGCAATACGTCAAATGGTATGTTTACCAGACCACGACCAGCCTGTTCCGCAATTTGCCCTGCACTTTGACCACCAGTGAGCCAATCGCCAGCTTGTTGCATCAATGATGGTTCTTCCCGTGTTGGTGCATTATTGGCCTGATTAACTGTTTGTTGCTGAACAGCCTGACCAGCAAAATACTCATCAATGGCGGTGCCAATATCTTCGGTGCTCGTACCATCAGGAAAGGTAAATGTCTTACCGTTTGCAGTTACTTTCATCATTCCACCGTAAATTGAATGCCTGATTTTGAGGTATATGATCCAACCTGATTCCGTGGTTCTCCTGAAGGTGTCGAATCTTGTGCTGGCGCTGCGTCAGTATTCATTGACATATACCGCTTAACGGCACTCCCCAATGATTCACCTTTTTTAACATCCAACCCCAATATCTGACCGCCATTACGCGATTGTCCAGGGTTGCCATTCGCGCTCATCCACTCAGCTTTAAACTCATTAAACTGCGCGTTTCGTCGCTCAAGGTTTGCCATTGCATCAAGCCATCTTGCGACCGTCTCAGGGTTATCCATGTCAGTTGGCGCACCCTGTCGAACGATCTCAACGTCTTTATCCGTTGCTGGGCCGGGAGGTAGGAATTTAAGAACCTGACTGTTAACAAGGGCATTTTGGCGAATGCGCAAATCACGCAATGTCGTATCGCTTCCGGTAAGTTTTGCGAACATGTTCTGTGCGTTACCGAACAAGCCGGTCGTTGGTTTTTCTGCTCTGAACTGTTGAGCAAGCGCACTCATGGAATTGGCTGAGTTTGATGATGCTGTGGCATTGTTTACAGCCGTCTCGATGCCTTTTTCCATGTTTACTGACAGCTTAGGTGCTTCGCTAATCAACTGCTGAGCCTTTTCCTGCGCTTGCTGCATCTTAAACCCGAACTCTTGCTGATCCAGAGCCAAGCGTTGTGCTGCGATATTGTGCCCAGTCATTGCTGACTGATAGGAAAGGTTTTGCCCTCTCGCCTGAAGTGCTTCACCAGCCTGATTGCTGCGGATTGTCTCTGCCAGCCCGCCTCGGTCAATCTCACGACCAGCCATCTTGTCCTGAACATTGAAGTAATCAATCGGACCAAGCGCAGCCATCCCAAGGTGATCAACAAACTCACCAAATCCTGAAGGGTTCTGCTGATACATCTGAGCAACGTTATTAGGGTCAACACCGACGCGAGTCAGTTCCTTGGCGTTGTTTTGTAGCCATGATTGCATTGCTTCTGGAGACGATGCCGCAAGGCGAGCGCCAGCCGCTAAGGTGCCGATAGAGTTGCGCTGGTCTTCGTCTGCCCACTTCATGCCAGACTGAATCTTCTCTAATTGACCAGGATATTTGGTCATCAAATCTCGCACCTGCTGTCGATCGCCTGACTGGATGGCTGCCGCATATTCTTTTTGGAATGCAGCATCCGCTTCCTGTTGCTTTGCGGCTTGATATGTTTGAGCGACACTACCAAGTCCCTGCAACGCCTGAAGGCCGATGTTATTGCGACCTGAACGCTCCATTTCGTTGTTCTGGCGAATATAGGCCAACGCCTCACTTACATCACTTGCCTTTGGCGCATTTGAGTTTTGCCCACCGATACCAGCAAGAAAACCGCCTGAGTTGATTCCTTGTTGCCAAGTAGCCATATTCCCACCTTAAAACAATGATCCAAGCCCACCGATAATGCCGCCACCAATAGCGCCAACAGCCGTACCTATTCCTGGCACCACAGAGCCAATCATCGCCCCTGATGCAGCACCGCTCATGGCACCTCCCAAGGCTGATTGCAGTCCTGATGGTCGGTTAGCATTAGCCGCAGATGCCGCCGCCTGCTGTTGATACAATTGGCTGACGTTGTTAGCGTAGTTCTGCCCGGCGTTTGCCTGACCTGTAAGAGCACCAAGGCCAATGTTTGCCAGATTGTTGTAGTTGTTCATCTGACCTGACAGCCAGTTTTGACCGAGTGTAGGTGCGATTGCTGCTAACTGGTTTCCTGTTGCTGTAGAGCCTAATCCACCCGTTGCCTCTGCTGCTGCCAGACTCTGGTAACGCGCCTGTCCAGCAAGGTCTTTGTACTGCTGGGAGTTGTAATACTGGTTAAGCGCCTGACCTTGCCCCTGAAGAGAGGAAAGATTCTGCAACTGTGATACGTACTGCTGAGCAAGTGGCGTGAACGGTGCAAGGTTTTGCATGTTCGTTTGCCACATTTCGCGCTGCAATTCGATGCCCTTTTCAGTTGCGCGTGCCTGTGCCTTTGAACCGCCATCACTGCCACCTTTGCAGTAAACAGCTTTGCTGAGGTGCTTATTGGCAATCTGGGAAATTAACATTCTTTAGCTCCTCGTATTTTGAGCGCGGTAACTGATAAATCGTGATGCCTACAGGCTTTCCATTGCTGGTATAAGCATCATCAAGGTGACCAACACGGGTAGCGCCAAGCAAACGGATAATTGCCCGTCCGTATTTGGTGGTGTCAGGAACCATGGTGATGCTGTTAAGGAATGGTGAGTTTTCGAGAAGCCATTTGCAGAATAATCGATGCCCTTGCAGTGCATATTCACCACGGAATCCGGGGTCGTACACCGCATGGCATTCAACAACGCTATGCCAGAAGTTACGCACTTCATGAACGCCAGCCAGCACTAATCCTTCGTAGATGCCGAGGTATACCGCATCAGGCTTGATGTAGTATTTATCTCCACTGTCTACGATATTTCCTGTGTTTGCCGGGTTGTTGAGGAATTCTGCAAGCTTCACCGGATTATCGATGAGCTTTATTTCCATCACTGCTCCGCAATGATTTTGATGATTGTGGCAGTAAACGACGCACCATTCGACTGAATGGTTAACGTGCTGCCATTTGTGGCAAGAAAGCCGTCTTTATCAACGCTAAAGAACGTAGCTAACAGGATGTTGTCGGTTGTTGTCGCCGAGTTGCGACTGCTTACCAGTGTGTCAGGAACAGAGCCGGAAAAAGTTAGCTGCATTGACCTGTTGGCGGTTCCGCTGGGCCACGTCCCGACAATCGACAGCTTGAAGAACAGGGTTTTGTTCTCGTTGAACACAACCATCTTGTTGTTAACGGTGTCGAAGAATGGTGCCAACGTGCCGGATGACGGCGTGAGCGTTTTCAGCAAGCTAACAAGGTTGGTCGGCGCTGTCGGAATGGTTATCGATACTCCTGAGTAAACAACCTCTGATTTCTTGCGCGTGGTGGCATACTCCAGAGCATCGATGCGCGTTTCATGGTCTGAAAGCGTGTTTTGTATGGCGACAACTTCATCAGTCAGATAATCAATATCGTTTTCTGCTGTCGTTAATCGCGAATCAAGGCCGACTATCGCCGCTTCTGCGTTAGTGATCCTTGTTTCGTGGTCCTGTATCTTCGCTTCGGCCGATGCCAGTCGAATTTCGTGATCGACCAGTATTACATCCTGCTCATCGTTCCTGACCTGTGCATCATAAGCGCCCTGTCCGGCATCGTTGGCCTTGTTCGCCACGTTACCAACATCAGTACCCTGTGCGATAACGTACAGCAGATATGACTGCGAGAAGATATTGCGTGGAAGGATTGATGTATCGAGCCGCGTCGCCTGAACAATAACAGGTGTATTGAGATTCGAATCCGCCATTACTCAATCCTTATCTGAGCACCAGACAGAGTGACAGGTGACTTCGTGATAACGCGCAATTTGAAGCCGACATTTTTCCTGATGCGCCCTACTCGCTTCCACAAAACACGTTTGTCGTAAACGAACGGTTCATTCTGCTCAATCATCTGCTCACGCCCGTAATTGATGCCGTCAGTGGTTGCAGAGAGAAAAAGGCGGTCAGCATACTGCGCAACGCCAGTTGACGACTCAACCTCAAGGTCGAACACTCTGGCGTTATCCGCTTTGAACAACGGAGTAAACAGCAGGTGTTCCTGTTGAAGACCATACTGACTGCTGATATCGAACTGCAATTTCCCGGTCACGGACTCCAGCTTATCGCCGCACGTTATCTGATTGCCTTCGTAAATGAAGTCGATAGCGCGGTACACATCGTCATACAAGCCAGTTTTCAACACACACCATTGCGGGCCATTGGCGCTTGAAGATGCGTCGTACACGAGGACATGACGCGGAAGGTGGATAATCAGCAACTCATGAGCATCAAATCGCAGAGACTCCATCACGCCATCAGCCAGTTCATCAGCAGTGTAGGAGCGGAGGATTTTCTCAATGCTCGCGCTGGCGATTGGTGACACCTGCCCGGAACCGATGATGTACACAGACGGCGCACCTGTTGCCGGATTGCTGATAAACGCATAGGAATCAGCAAACGGCGTTTTGCAGTAAGTCCCGGCGATGCCTTTTTGCACCATCAGCGATGGCTGTGCGACATACAAAGCAGCACCAACTGTGGTTGCACCAGTCAGGGAGAAATATTCAATCGTCGATGAACCAAAGCAGACGATGAAGTCTCGCCATGTTCCGATGCCGATAATACCGTCAGGCTGAGACTCGGCACGATATTGTGCACTGTATCGGTCAGGGTGCGATTCGTCTTCAGGGTCAGTGATAAACCATGAATCAGTTCCGTCTTTTGACCACGCATAACGCCCACGTAAGCGCGTAATGTCGCGAACTGAACCTAACTCGTACTGTGTGAATCCGCTGTCTGTAGGCCAGTTTGAGACGGTTTTAACCGTGCCATCATAGCGATACTCGACCAGTTGACCATTAACACCTACAGCCTGAGATGTCCGACCATGCGCCATTGATACGCGACCACTTCCGGCGACGTCACCGACTTCGCTTTCGCCTTTGTAAAGCTTCCCACCACACACGCGATAAACAGCATTCTGCGCCATGTTGTACTCGACTCCGCGCGATACACCGTTTACATCAGAGCGTTTGGCAATGCCCGGGAATGAGCGAAGATATCCGCTGCTGTTAAGGATTTCTTTGGGTGTAGCCAACATATTCACTGGTAGATAGTCGATATAGTCGGCATTTCGGAAGTCTTTGCCGACACCTTTCATGAGCGGAAGTTGCTGAATCGGCATTTATTCACCTCACGTACTCGGATCATCTTTCTCGATGTAAAACCGATTCCACGTAAACGCGCTTTTGTTACCACTACCGCGAGGCATGTCATTTCGCCGCTCAAGTGGTGGTATTTTTGTTAAAGCGATACAGATTGTCTGATATGCACTGTCAGCAGCGGTCAGGAGAGCATCCGACGGCTGAATGACGTTATCCATGCACACTTGCACAGCGAGCTTCAAAGCGACGCCATCATTTGCCCATGCAGGGATACCTGAATCATCGTCAGGTAACGGCATGATGCCGTTTTCTGTATCCGCAAACTGATATCCAAGCTCGATACCTTTCGCCTGCCATGCTGCCATCATGTCTTCAAGGTCATTAATGGCATCTTCAATTGCCTGAGGGTCGGCATCTGTCAACGTGGCATTGGAATACAGCCCGGCTTTTCGTAAAGCCTTTAGAACGAGATCACCCTTCGTTTTCGCCATCTTCTTCCGCCTTAGCCACTTTTTGCTTCGTTGCGGTTTCTTCAGGAGTTTTTACCCAACCTTTTTTCAGGTGAGATTTAACTTCTTCGTCATCAACAATGATGTAATCGACAGCAAACTGACCACAGGTGATCATGTTGCCAGGCTTATAGAGCATTGTTCGTGCCATTGTCTTCTCCCAATAAAAATGGGGCCGAAGCCCCACCAAAATTACTGCCCGGCAATAACGATGCCCGTATATTCAGGAACAAGTACAGAGCAACCGTACAGAGTGGTGAAACGAGCAGTGGTTACGCCTTTGATGTGGTCGAAGGCGTAAGACATGATCAGCGTAGCGCCCTGCTCGGTGGTTGCTGTCATTACCTGTGGACCCTGACCAGTCGGGAACGCTAGTTTGCCGTACATCAGCTCAACAGAACCATCAGCCCAGAACAGGTTAGCAGGTGCTGCGTTCTTGTTGAGAATGGTGATTGCTGCTGATTCTGCCGGTTTGGCATCGACGTTTGCATATGGACGACTCGCAACATCGGTATTTTCAACAGGGAGAATCTTTGGAGAGATTGTTACGGTAGTTCCGCTAACAGCCAGAACACGGAATACCTGCGGTTGCCCGGTGGTATCTTTTGTGATCTGGTGTACGGAATTCACACCGGCAATGGTGAACGCATCACCAACCTGCAAGCCAGATGCAGATACCGTAATAGTCCCCTGTCGGTTATCAACTGGCATACCATTTGAATCTTTCGCTTCAACCTTGTGTTCAGGTTGGTCTGATACTGTCAAGGATTCAGCGCTTCCTTTCGGTAATCGACCAGAAATATCGGTCTTGTAGCTATCAAAGGAAGCAACCGGAGGGATCTGCGCTTTTTCGTATGCTGTCAGGGTTGCGCCCTGAGCGTAGGCACGGTGACCAAGCTCGCCAGCAAGGTCTTTGTAGTTGAAGGGGTTCCAGAAAGAGCGACGGTTGATACCCTGCGGTACACCAATCGCCGTCATGGTGGCATCAATACCTGCCGCACAGTTCCACAAATCACGGCCCTGTGTACCTGCCGCACAGTTCCACAAATCACGGCCCTGTGTACCTGTGGTTGAGTCAGACATTGTGATCACGTTAGTAGCACGCTGCGTAACCATGGAAATCAGGTCAGAGTCAATCTGTGCAGCAAGGCGCATACCTGCGGCGCGACCAGCTTCAGTTTTATGCTCAGGGTCACGCATTTCACGCGCATCCAGAGTGTACAGAATGTTTTTCGGCTCCTTGAACACAGAAGGAACAAGGCGCTGAACCAGTGCTGTAGGCGTTTTGCTGCTGAGATCGAGGCCTTCCTCAATGTTCATGTGGTAATGCTGCGGACGATACAGAACATCACCTGCTCGCTGCATTGCTGTATCACCGGGACGGAATTTTTTAGCGTTATGGGAAACTACGCAGGCGGCCTCAAAGCCTTCAACGTAGTTTTCGAACATGATTTCAAGGTCTTTTGCTAATTGGTTAGCCATGCTTAATGCTCCGATAGGTTATTTTTTTGCCTTTTTAGCGGCGAAATACGGCGTCCAGTCACCAGTTTCCAGCGCCTTGGCTTTCAATTTGTCGAGGTTGTTGATTACTGCGCCGTTGCTCCCCTTAACTGTCGGGGTTGTGGCTGCCGTGGTTTTTGCTTTTGGCATGATTCTGGCCTTCGATTCGATACGTTCCAGCAGACGACCAATTGCTACGGGGTTGGTAGCTTCTGCCAGTTGCTTGCGCAGTTCAGCGTTGCGACCGAGCGCCAGAACAACGATTTCCGGCTTCTCTGACTCAAGAAGGATCATGTCCTGAATATGAACAGGAACATCTTCGCGTACAGCCTGCTCTGCATCCTGGTAGCCAGCCACTTTCAGTGCTTTTACTCTCTGCATGTAATTGGCTGCTTTCTGCTGAAGCGTTGCGGTACGCGCCTCTTCCTCTCGTTTCCGCTCTCGTACTTGCTCCTGGTATTTGCCGTTATCCTCTGCCCACTTAGCCATGCGTTGCTGGTAGATTTCTTCATCGAAACCGATGTCCTCATCGTCCAGTTTTGGCATTCGCGGTGGTTGAGTGATTACCGGCTGCTGCTCGACGGGTTTCTGAGACTGACGCATCAGCTCTTTCAGCTCGCGGTCTTTCTCTTTAATCGTCTTGCGCAAGTGTTTTACCAGTCCATGCTCAGCTCCATCTTCGCTGGTTGGCGAATCCAGCTTTTCGTCACCAAAGTAGAATTCCTGTTCTGATTCGTCGTCATCAGTGTCAGTAGCTTCCTCTGCATCATTTCCTGAGGACTCACTGCCATCTGCTGTTTCGACTTCTTCAGCCAGTTCGACATCATCAGGAATCTGCTCTGACGCGTCGGTTTCGATTTCAACTTCTGGTGTGTTTTCTGCCATCTGGTCCATTTTTTACCCCTGTTTACTCGATGTTCAGCCCATCGGAAGGCAATAGGGTGCCAGGCCTCATAAAGACAGCCATTGCACGTTATGGGTTAATTACTGCTGTGGTTGTTGCTGAGTTGATTTTTGCAGGATGCTGTTGATGTCCATGCGCTGCGCATGGCCCTGCGCCTGACTCTTCAGGACAAGCTCTGCATCAGCACGGGCATTATCTCCTTGCTGTTGCTGGAACTGTCCGAGCAGTTTCAGCGCCTCACGGATATCAGATTTTTGCTGGCTATCGGCAGATGCGAGGATTTTCACAACATTTGCCGCAGCAACCTGAGCATCCGTCTGTGCCTGGAATGCTTTAACCTGAATGGCTGCTTGTTCGTTCTGCGCTTTCTGCAATTCAGCCTGACCAGCAAGAAGCTGACCTTGCGCAGCAACCATAGCCGGATCTGGCTGACTGGCCTGTTGTTGTTTCGCCTGCTCAACCATTTGCTGTTCTTCAGGCGTTCTCGGCTTGATAACGCCAGACAGAAGCAACTGATTGCGGTTGTATTCTTTCAGGTCGTCCATCCCTTCGCCGTCCATATTGTCGAGAATCATCGACGATACAAGGTCATGCTTCGGCGTTCCTGGCGGGATAAGTGCCAGCATGGAAAGTAACGACTTAACCGTTGCATCACGGCGAGTAGCGAACGACTGACCGACATCGACAGTCACTTCATAGTTACCCTGCGAAAGGTCGTTAAGCGCGATAACCTGCCCTGTCTGACGGTCAACCACTTCACCAGTCATCAGCGCCACGTCATCGCTGCCGTCCTCATTAACGATACGCATCGGCGTATCGCTGCCATAGACTTCACGCGCCATAGAAAGCCACACAACGCCAGCGCGACGCATGGATTTAGCCATGTTGTCCATGTAGATATAGGACTGCGTGTCCATCCGGTTAAAAATGCTATCAACGGTATCGGTGGCGACGTTGCTCGGCATGTTCTCAAGCTGCGAAGCACCTGTAATTTGCTGAATAGCCGTTCCGGTGTACTGCAATAGCCCGGCAAGAGCTGGAGGCATTTGTGTCGGAGGCGTCCAGCCAGCAACCTGAGCCTCTGAAATGACCGTTCCGTTTTTGTCCTTCTTGCTGGTCATGGGAAGAACTGCTGGTCTTTTCTTATTCCTCTCTGCCCAGTGATTCATTAATGGACCGGGAATGAAATCAACATCCACGATAGGAATGCCATCACCGCCAGCCTGAGTAGCGTTATCTGCAATCATGGAAACCATCAGGTTCTCAAGACGCTGTGCATCCATCGCTTTTGCAGCGTGGCCTTCGATTCGCTCCTGATTATCAACAAATGAGCGACGCCCATATACCGGGATGAGAGGAATATGTTCGCCCGGAATACGCTTCGGTTCTTCCAGCCATTCAGCGCCAGACAGAAGGCCGCAATAAACGCGGCGTTTCTTCACTGTCCGCTCGCCAATCAGTTCGAATGCGCCATCGGTCAGCTCGTCAACAATATCTTTGATTTGCTCTTCATCATAGATTGCCGTTTCTCCGCTAACAGGGTTGCGCCACGCCGTGAGCTTCACCTTCTCTATGCGAACTTCGTAGTAGCGTCCAACATAGATGGCATCGGGCGTTGACCAGTCATACTGAGTGCCAGTGTCATCACGAGAAAGGCTTGCCGCGATGGAATCAGGGTATTCAGTCTCGAACGCTTTAGGCGTCATGGAGAACATTTCCATAGCCCACATAGCATCAGAACGGTCATATTGCTTGCTGTCCTGATCGAAGAAGACGCATGTCGCTGGGTCGTAAACAGGAAGAAGTCTGATGCGGCGCTGCTCGTTACTCGGATCCATTTCATCTTCGTAATCGGCACACATGCGGAAACAACCGAATCCGCCCGTTACAGCATCATCAAATGCGTTATCACACGCTTCGCCACCGGATGTTTCCTGATAGTCAGCGCGGAATTTGCCGTTCATCTTTTCGGCTAACGCTTCCGATGCCTTATCGTCCTTCGGCCTGAATTTAACGCTGATGCGATTCTGTCGATACTCGCCAATGATGCGATCACATTCACGGGCAATCTTATTCAGTTCAAAGCGCGGGTAATGCTCAAACCTGCCTTCATCAAATGAGTAACCAGCGTTTGTGCTGCCTTCCCACTGTGCGCCGGACACCCGGACGAAACGTTGAGCCTCAATAATCTGCTCACGCATATCCTGCGTTGCTGACCAGGCATTATCAAAGTTGCACAGCACCTTGCGATGCCAGTCAGTCATCTTTTTTTCTGCCATATCAACCTACACCACAAGGAATTGAGTAACTGGAATAGTCGGGTTGCGCAGCCGACTCCGGGCAATGCATACACATCATCAGCGCATCAGCCAGGTTAGGAGATGGGATACCGAGCTTCTGCTTCATTTCGACCTTAGTCATAAGCTCCAGCTTCCCGTTATTATTGAATTTGCGCTGAATCTGCGTCAGTTCTGCAAACAGCCTCTCCAGCATCTTCTCGCCTATCGCTTCTTTGTCGAAGCTCAGCATGTCGTCGGGGTCTGCATACTCACCGTGGACAACCGCCCGATATGTCAGATACAGCCTGTCAGCCAGCGCGTAATAGAATTGCGCTCGCTTATTGCGGAACACATCACCAATAGTGCGAACGTTGTCGCCCTGTACGACTTCATCAGCCCATGCTCCGGCCTGATACGGCGCATCTTCATCGAATGGCGATTCACTGCCCTTGAACATCGTGGCGGTGATTTTCTTACCGGAGAATGCTTCCGTTGTCTGTCTGCGTAGCCCCGCACCGACGCCATCACCATCCCACAGGTAATGGTCAGCGCTGTCTTCAATCGCCAGCGAAGTAGCCCAGTCAGCACCCTCGTTGATGTCCATCAGCAGACCTTCGGCAATGCGCTTAACCACCGAACCGTGACGCGATGCGTAACCTTTAGCATCTGGCCCTGTATCTGACGGGTCATGCGCAGAAACAACCGCACCTTTCGCTTTCCATCCGAGTTTCTTGTGCGCATCGGTTGCGGCTTCAAGCCATTCACGTTTGATGATTGCCATATCACTTGCGCTTACCGGCTCACCAAGCCAGATGTGACGATACAGTGTCGGATTTCTGCGTTTGCACTCTTCCATCTCCAGACGGAGAACTTCAGGAAAGTGCGGGTTGTCGGTGTAGTTCACCGTCAGCAGACAAATATCATCGGGAGGGTTTACTACGAATCGCTGATAGGTATCGTCGAGGATGTTTTTCGGGTTGAAGCTCACCCATATTTCGGAAAATGGCTTGCGGATGGTTGGTATCAGGATATCCCATGATTCCTTCGTTACCGCTTCCGCTTCCTCCACCCAGCAGATATCAATGCCTTCGAGCGATTTAATCTTCGTCGGGTTGTTTTTGATGCCGTAGAACATGAACTCAGCATTCGTTCCGAGATGACGAATCATTGAACGCTGAATTTCAAACTCAGCCGAATACCCTTCCCGCTCTATGGTGTCTTCAAGCAACCGGATTACCGAATCGCTGATACTGTTTTGCAGTTCACGAGCGCAGAGAATACGCACCGGCTGCCGACGCGCCGCTTCAACAAGCAGCCTCGCGATTGCCCATGACTTACCGCTACCTCGACCGCCTTTGGCGACTTTATAGCGATGCGCCTCAATGAACGGTTCAAAGATAGGATTAATCGAGGTCATTTTCCGAATAGAGTGCTCATCGGTGATGTTTCAATCTGGATTGCGCCGCCGTCTTTGCCTGTTAGCTCGTGATCAACCTTATCGCGCCATTTATCCTTCTGTCGGTTCTTAAGCCAGAAGATGGCGGCGGTTGTATCAGGCGGGTAATACTTCTCAAGCGGAGTTTCGACAATTCTGTTTTCAATAACACGAATATCGATGTCTGGAGCCACGAAGCCCATAGCGCGTTGATAAAGACGATCACTAACTTCTGCATCAGCGACGGCCTTACCCTTTTTTATGGACTCCGAAAACTCAGGATAATCAAGCTTCCACTTGTTAATAGTTGACTCACTGACTTCGAAGAAATCAGCAAGCTCTGCATCGGTGTAGCCCAGCAAGCACAGTTTGCGTGCCTGTTCGGCATACGCCTCTTGATACTTTGTTGGGCGCGCCATGTTTATGCTCCGGTAGTGAACAGGTCTAACGCCTCCTTCGATTTACGTACCGCTTCGATAGTGCGGGTCGTGATATCTGAATTAGCGCCGCCTGACTGGAAGTGAATTTTGAATAGCTCAAGCTTCAGCTCGTCAGTGCCAATGAATTGAAATGCTTCTTCTGCGGCTGCGTTCTGGTTCATGACCAGCTTGTAAATCTCTAACTGGAATTTCTGTTCTTCAGTCATGGGAATAATCTCTGCCATTGTTGGCTCCGTTTATCCGTTAAAAGGGATATCAGTTAAGTTATCCCGTGTAGGGTATAAGCCATTGTCGAGACCACTCATTGAATGACCTCTGCAATAACCGATGTCTTTCCATCAGTCCGCCACCACAAAGAATCTTTCTTGCCATAAGGCAGGAGGTTCATCTTTCAGTGGCTGCCAGTGTTATTTCCCCACTTTCTGGCTTGGGTTGTTTCGCTGTACTGCCGTTAATTGGTGAGTCCGGGGATTACGGTTTGCCCGTGCTGTTCAAGGCGTTCAATTCTCGCCAGTAGCTGAGGCTTCTTAATTTTTCCCCAGCGATTAAGCAGGCGGCCTGACATGCTGGCAACATCCTTCTCTTTCATGTACTCCAGCATTACGGCATTTCTCTCTTCTTCAAATTGACGATGACCAACCTGAAGCATGGCGTACATCCAGTTGAATGCGTTGATGTAAGCAATTTTGATACGCATTGCTTCTTTTTTGGTGTAGGACATAACCAAAAGCATCAACCCATCCTTGCGGAGACGGTAGAATTTTTGCGGCTTACCATTCTGTAACTCATTGTTTTTATAGCAAAGCTCAAAGTTGAGCTTTGTATCAAACTCAGGAGGGCAAGCTTCTATGGTTCGTTCAATGTCACGAACCACGTTCTTCGGCAGCTTTCCAAATGCTTTTGCCACCATAAAAGAATCTGTAACCGGATCGTTGTTTGCCACAAAAATCAGATCTCGGAAATCGATGCCGTTAACGATAGTTGGATAATTCATCAGTGTTCACCTTTTAGTGATGAACCTTGTCACACAGGATTCCGGCCCACAGAAAGGCACCGATCACCAAACCGGCATCCTCAAGGGTCATCCTGAAAGGTTCTGTGTTCATAAGTCGCGCGTGTGAAGCGCGTTTACTGCGGACATAAAAAAGCCCCGCATCGCGAGGCTCATTAAATTGACTTTGTGATTTGCAAAAAAATTATTTCAGGCATTGCGTCCTGATGTACTCCTGCAGGTAGTTAACCTGCGCGGTTATCTTGTCGATTCCACTTCGGAGACGGTAATAATTGAGTTCAGCATCTGCTGTAAGTCTTGGGCTTTCTCCATCGCCCATGCCGCTGGCTCCGGTCGTTGACTTTGCACAGGTGGCGGCGACTTGCAGGCGCTTACGCCCAGCAGAAACATCAGCACGGAGACTTTCGATAGTCGCGTTAGCATCAGCAAGCTCCTTTGTGTATCTGGCGTCGAGTTCTGCTACATCACGTTGCCGCTTCTGCATATCAGCGATGATGGATATGGCTTTATCGCGCTGCTCTTTGTAGGCGGTGGCGTTATCACGGTAATGATTAACAGCCCATGACAGGCAGACGATGATGCAGATAACCAGAGCATAAATAATCGCGGCGACTCTGCTCATACCTCAATCTCTCTGACCGTTCCGCCAGCCTCTTTGAATTTTGCAATCAGGCTGTCAGCCTTATGCTCGAACTGACCATAACCAGCGCCAGGCAGTGAAGCCCAGATATTGCTGCAACGGTCGATAGCCTGACGAATATCACCGCGATCAATCATCGGTAAAGCGCCACGCTCTTTAATCTGTTGCAGTGCCACAGCGTCCTGGCTTTTCGGAGAGAAGTCTTTCAGGCCAAGCTGCTTACGATAGGCATCCCACCAACGGGAAAGAAGCTGGTAACGTCCGGCGGCTGTTGATTTGAGTTTCGGATTTAGCGTGACAAGTTTGCGGGGGTGATCGGAGTAATCAGTGAACAGCTCGCCACCGACAATAACATCATAACCGTGATTTCTGGTTTTCTGCCGTCCGTTATCTGTTCCTTCTGACCACGCCAGCATATCGAGGAACGCCTTACGTTGATTATTGATTTCCACCATCTTCTACTCCGGCTTTTTTAGCAGCGAAGCGTTTGATAAGCGAACCAATCGAGTCAGTACCGATGTAGCCGATGAACACGCTTGTTATATAAGCGAGATTGCTACTTAGTCCGGCGAAGTCGAGAAGGTCACGAATGAACCAGGCGATAATGGCGCACATCGTTGCGTCGATTACTGTTTTTGTAAACGCACCGCCATTATATCTGCCGCGAAGGTACGCCATTGCAAACGCAAGGATTGCCCCGATGCCTTGTTCCTTTGCCGCGAGAATGGCGGCTAACAGGTCATGTTTTTCTGGCATCTTCATGTCTTACCCCCAATAAGGGGATTTGCTCTATTTAATTAGGAATAAGGTCGATTACTGATAGAACAAATCCAGGCTACTGTGTTTAGTAATCAGATTTGTTCGTGACCGATATGCACGGGCAAAACGGCAGGAGGTTGTTAGCGCAACCTCTTGCCACCCGCTTTCACGAAGGTCATGTGTAGAAGGCCGCAGCGTAACTATCACTGATGAATCCAGGATAGCCAGTGGCTACGGCTCAGTTATGGTGCTGGTTAACGGACTTGAACCGCTACCCATTCGCTTACAAGGCGACTGCTCTACCATTGGAGCTAAACCAGCATATTTGGCGGGACAGCGTGGACTCGAACCACGATAAGAAGGTTAACAGCCTTCCGTAATGACCTTTATACGACTGACCCAAATAAAAAAAGCCACCGTTGCAACTTAAGAGTCACTAACGGCAGCTTACCCTCTAATTATGGCTAAATGGCTAATTGCATGTCAAGGCTTTTAACAGCAACATGCTTAACTTTCTCAACACGTTTACGCATTTTGAAAGCATTTTGCATTGGTTGGTACAAAACAAATAACGACGCTTTCAGGATGTCGTCAATTTCGTTTCTACAGGTTGCCAGTGAAGGCTTTCTCCATCCCTCGCCACCACGTCCACACATCTTGCGTGGCTTTGCAGTCGCGTGATAGTAGGATGCAATTGCTCGCTTAGATGAACCATGAGCGTAGTAGCTGAGGAGGATTCCAAAGGCTTTCTTGTCAATGCACATGACGGAATCGACGACCTGAGAAATCAACATTCCATCATCATCATTACACATTGGCCTTGTCATAACTCTTCCCGGCTCTACGCTCTCCATGAACTTCGCTATTACGCTGCTCATGCGCTTTTCCAGACGACCTGAATAAACCCATGCGCCCCACAGTTCAAGCCAGCCATTCAGCCACTCGTGCTGCTCTTTGGTGAGGTTTAGTTCTCTTATGCTCATCGTCTTCCCCTCTTGCCTTGTTTGACCATCAGGACGCCGTTAACTATTACGTGACGCTCACCTTTGCTGTCTCGGTTGTACTTGAGCACTGTTCCTCTTGCGCAGGAAAGCATCCTCGCCACTTCGGTCTGATTGCCTCGTGTCTGGATAAGAAGCTCTGGTATCGTTTGAATTGTGGCGTTCATACGTTCTCCAGTTCGGTGATTTTTATTCCAAGCCGTCCGCCTGGTACTTTCACACCACGAATTACGCGAATGTCATCGAATTGCTCGTCGTCTTCCGCAAATCCGGCGTGGATAAGGGAGTCGAGTAAACCTTTCAGGATGTTATCGAGGTCGCGGCGGCGGGAGTCTGGAACGTCTGCGATTACTTTGATGCGGAGTCGTGATTTGGTGAAAATGTCTAACTTAAGTTGGCGGATGATTTGCTGAACGTCTTTTCGGTATTTCTGGCCTTTATCGCTGATGTAGTATTGGCTTCCTCGTCTTCGCCAGTAGGTATTCACCGACGGCGGGTATGGAAGCACAAACTGATATTCGTTCATGGCTTAATCTTTCCCTCCTTCAGCAGTATCGCCTGCGTCCTGATCACGCCTTCGAGGTGGTAAAGTCTGGCGTCTTTGTTGTCGAGATTATGGGTGCGTCGGTCGATTTCATCGTGACACGCGCTACAAGCCCATGCGCCGATCAGGTCGTCAGGCTTCATTCCCGTTCCGCAAATTCCAGCCATCCGGTAATGTGCCAGAACTGTAGTTTCAGGATTACCATTGCATACGCCGTAAATACGTACCTGGCATTCTCTGCCGCGCGCTTCTTTGCGTAGGTTAGCCATTTACCTTCCCTCGCAATTGAAGAATTGACTGAAGGTCTTTTTTAATAAATATGCGAGTGCGAATTGAGCAGTAGTTTTCCTTCATTCTGGCGTAGTAATAGTCCTTTCTTTGCTTAAGCTTGTTGGCATCCGCTGTCATCCAGTCTTTTACAGCAAACTTAATTAACCAGCGGTGGCAGAGATACCATTTCAGGTAATCACTCATCGTCTTCTTCCTCGTGCATCGAGCTATTCGGATCGCTCATCAGTTCTGCGCAGTTATGGTCTGCCATGGTTTTCATGAAAACCCAGTTCTTTTTCTGCCCTCTTCCTTTCTGCAATAGCGTCAATGATGCTAGCAAATATTCCAAGATATTTGGTGCGCCCATCTACGCATATATTCGCAATCCACTTACATCTCTCTTTATTGAAATATACTCCAGTCACTCCTGACGAATTGGTTATTTTTCTCTTTTGGTTCTGTGCATTCTGTTGGTGTGTAACCAATCGAAGATTAGATAGCCTATTATCTGACCTTACTCCATTTATATGATCAATTTTATACCCTAATGGAATCTCACCATTATTTATCATCCATATAACGTGGTGAGCATAAGTAATTACACCATCGATAGTTAACATCCTATAACCATCACTCCTAATGTAACCAGCAACACTGCCAACCTTAACATTATTAGAAGGAGACACTTTCCATCTAAGTACACCTAAAACATCATCATATGATAATTTATTTCTTAATTCGTCTATGTTGCTTATATTTCTCATTATGTTCCACCATATTTAAGCATTCATATATACAACGCTCACACACGTGAACTTCCAGCACATGCAGCTTCTGACCGCAGTTAGCGCACGTTAAAGCTCGCTCGACGCTTTCTTTCTGGTATTGAAGGGATTGGGATGGGCTAAGCATTATTGGATTCTCTGCATCATGAGAAAGACAATCATGGCGGCGCGGAGGGGATTTTCATGTATAGCTCGCTTAGATTTACAGTAGGCCACACCGCGTGCACCCCACTCGTCTTCATCGAGATTGATAATGCTAATCCTGTATTTTTCAATAATCGGCCATGCGTCTGCTGGGTTTGCGCATGGGTTAAAGGATCCGCGCTCAACCTCTACTTCAACTGCGTCTCCGTTTACAATGTCTCCCTCAAATGAGACAAACACCATATCGCCATTCTCACCTTCTTTGTAATCCGGTGATCCGTTATGAATGGCTTCGAATACCGCCACGTTAATTTCAAAATCACTTAACTGTGAATAATCCATTGTCATTTCCTCGCACGATGTCTTAGCCACCGGATATCCCACAGGTGAGCCGTGTAGTTGAAGGTTTTTACGTCAGATTCTTTCGGGATTGGCTTGCGTTTATTTCTGGTGCGTTTCGTTGGAAGGTATTTGCAGTTTTCGCAGATGATGTCGGTGATACTTCGTCGCTGTCGTCTCATTCGTACCTCCTGTCGGTAAATCTGACACCCTGACCAATAGCCCATGCTGTCGTGTACTCAATCAGACTTGCCATACGCTTCACACTCATCTGCGCGCTACTTTCGCGAATGTTGACGTATTCGCCTTCAAGCCCGGGCAAAACATCAGCTTCCTGTTTTGTTGCCACTGCATGACCGCTGATCAACAAAACCTTCCATTGTTCCGGTTTTAACCATTTTCCGCACCATTGAACCTGACGTGCGATATCCGCCAGCATCGCGTGAAATTTTGCGTTCTGGTCAAGGTTGCGCTTGTAGTCAGTAATGCGGATGGTAACTGGCTTGTCTTTATCGAGTGGTGTTGCGAGGATGGCGTTGATTGCGGCTTGCTGTTGTTGCTTACTTCGGAGGAAGATTGTTTGCTTCATCGAAATTCTTCTCTTTAATTCCAGCGGCTCTGATAGCTTTCATTACTGCAATTACCGTTTTGTCACGCCCATCCTCATAACCCATCGCATAAGCACCTTCTTCACCATCTTTCCAAAAGTCGTCATTCGATTCTGGCCAGTCGATATCCAGTTCAATAGCTGCTCGCGATGCCTGCCATAAAGTCCACCACTCATTTAAGGAGTGACGAATATCCATGCTTGAAAATGCGAAGTACCTATCACCATTTCTTGCCTCGGTTATCATCTCGAATGGTAATCTCAATTTTTTGGCAACGTATTCCTCAAACTGCTTTCTTGATTCGTCCATATCACTCTCCATCGATGATTTTTTGGGTTACCAATAATATTTGATAGTCGCCATAATTATCGGTAGCAACGCGCAGAGAACTGAAAACCGTAAAACAAAACCTACTCCCAATATGCGATATCCATTATTCCAGAGAACAAAACTCATCATCAAAAGGAATCCATGAAAAATCGCGACAAGAAATAAACTACAAATAAATGCATTTACCATCGGTACTTACCACTCGCTCTTAATCCAATAAAAAATGGTTTGCGTCACTGAACACTCCTTTATTTTTTATGCCTGTAACCCCATTCTTCCAGCAACCTTGCGGCGTACCACCCAAGAAACAAAGGAAAGAACATTACAATGAGATATTCCCCGCCACGGTCAATGTTCGAAATTGACCAGATTACGATGTAACCAGTGCAGAACAGGAATATTACAAACCCCAAAAAGCTACTTCGTCGACTCATGCTCACTCCTTCACTTTAAATCCAGACTCCGGATTATTCTGTTGCGCTGAAACTCATTGTTGAGTTTGAACAACCGTCGAAGAACACGGTCACGCGGATAGCGTCGTGCGGCAGGTGAATGCTCATACAACTCATCAAGCGGCAAACTTGACGATGAACGATACCGATACCAACGCACCAACTCTTCACGAAAATTAGCCCTGACAAGCTCAGCTATCGTACTCATTTCTTAAATCCTCCAATTACTCTCCCCCATATTAAAAGGCCTGCGATTACCAGCAGGCCTGTTATTAGCTCAGTGATGTAGATGGTCATCAGAATCCTCCTTTCTTCTTGGACTGCGGTTCCTCGCGTTCACGGCGGCGCATTTCAGCAGACTGTTGGTCTGTGTCATAAATAGCGCCATTTGCCTGAATGCAATACACCGTGCCGGTATTGCCATGACGATTGAGACGAAGGATTAGTTCGGTTTCACCAGGTGGAACACTGTCATCAAAAGCACCTTCACGATGGATCCCCACCCAATAATCGCAATCCTGTTCAATCTGTCCTGTATCGCGCGAGTCACTTGGTAATGGGCGTTTATTGGTTCGGCTTTCCAATGCGCGGTTAAGCTGCGTCAGAAGCGCAACAACGCAATCAAGCTCTTTGGCAAGGTTCTTCAGTCCTTTGGTGATCATGCCGTAAGCAAGGTCGTTGCGATCGGCCTTCTCAGCGGTCATTAGTGTCAGGTAATCGACCAGAATCATGCCAACACATCCTTTTTCTCGCTTGATTCGACGGCTTTCGCTGACGATTTGAGCCAGAGATAATCCCGGCGTGTCGTCGATGTAAAGCATGTCGATTTCACTCAAGCGATTAGCTGTTTCGATCGCCCTGTTGAAGTCACCATCGTAATCACCCTGATAGCCGTCATCGGCGTCATTTGTCGCCGGAAGGTAAAAAATATTTGGGTTAACACCTGACTTCTGTCCTACCAGTTTTTCAAGTATCTGATCACCTGGCATTTCAAGGCTGAACATCAGAGCGGGCTTTTTCTCATGCACTGCGCAGTTGATTGCCATCTGGCTGTATAGCGTCGTTTTCCCCATCTTAGGGCGAGCGCCAATGACGAACAGAGAGCCTTTCACCAGACCTTTCGGTGACAGCATCCTGTCCAGAGATGGGATCCCTGTGCTCATTCCTCGTTGTTCGCCTGACGGGTCAAATCGCTTCTCAAGGTCGCTAACCCAGTCTTCCATGACCTCACCAAATGAGCGAAGGCCGCGACGCGATCCGGTTTTTGCATGGTCTGTCAGTTGCGTGAAAATCGCCTGAATAGCTTCGTACTTCTGCGTTGCAGTCATTCCGTTGCGGGAATAGAGCAATTCCGTCGCTTCAGTCATGCGGTTGATGGCATAGCGTTCCATTGCGGTTTCGCGAACCTGCATTGCATAGGCAACGATGTTTGCTGCGCTTGGCGTGTTCTTTGCGATCTCAGCGATATAAGCAAAACCGCCAACAGACGCCGTTAACGATTTACGCTCCAGTTCATCGAAAAGCGTCAGGCCATCTACTGGCTTTTGCTCCCGGTGCATTCTGGTTATTTCTTCGAAAAGGATTTTGTGTGGTCGGCTGTAAAATGAATCAGGCTTCAGCATCGCCAGAACTTTCTGGACGCGCTCACTGCTGTCATCATCCAGAAGCAATCCACCAATCACCGCCTGCTCTGCCTCGATGCTATGGGGCGGCGCATAAAAATTATCGGTCATCGTGTTCACCCTCACGAACTTTCAGGTAGGTATTGTCGTTAAGCAGGAAATCAAATCCCTTTTTGTGCCAGACGGTTCCGCGTTGATGGTTTGGGCGTTCTTCGAACATCCATCGGCAATTTTCGCCTACGTAGCTCAAATAATTTCTCCAGTCCTGCATCGTGAACCCATGCCCGTCAAGCTGGCGGGTTATCACTCCGGCTTTGCGCCAGAACGTTCGGATCTGGTTTTTACGCTTGTCATTCAGTGCGCGGATTCTTGGCGCTTCAGGAAGGATTTCGTGGTAAGCATCGACAACATCCTGACAGCTAACGGAAGGTTTTTTCTTGTCAGACTTTTTGTCTGCTGTGGCACTCTCTAATACGTCAGTATTAGAGATATTATTTATATTATTGTTTATGGACAACTGTTGGACAACCGTTGGACAATCTCCGCTGAGAGCCGCGCCATTACTGGTGTTTGCGTTGGACAACCGTTGGACAACCGTTGGACAATTTTTTGCCTGAAAATCGTCATATTTAACGATTGTAAACAGGCTAAATTTCTTCCCCATCGAGCAAATATTAAGCATCCCTTTCGACTCAAAAGTCCGTAATAAGCTCCGAACTTTGTTGTCGGGGATGAATGTTTCTCTGACCAGCGACGGGCGTCCAGTTATCATCTGACCGCGATCAACAGTTATCGGCCCGATATCCGTATTGACGACAGTAGATTCGTGATTAGCCTTGAGAATTAAGTGAAGCCAAAGATGTACTGCCTGAGAGTCCTTATAGAGCCTGCTGTCCATAAACTGGCGGTGTATAGAGACATACCCCATACTGGATGCCTCCTGATGTTGTACAGGGTTATGCCTGTAATCAGCTAACTTAACGACGCCCATGTTTCACTCCTGCTTTGGCTAGTCTGTAAACACCAACAAGGCGCTCTGCGAACGCCCTGTTATTTGCTGCGGCTACCACTAATCCCTCAGGTGAATCAGGGTGTCGAATCTCTTCTTTTTCCTGGTATTTCTTACGACGTTTTGTCATAATTACTCCTGTGGATTGATCCAGTCTTTCTACATCAGGCCTCGAAGAATTCGCCGTTCTTCGGGGCTTTTTCTTTTGTCAGCATTCTGGCTACTTTCTTAGCCAGTTCCGCCAACTCCTCGTCTTCAACACCCCATTCAAGAACAGCCAGAAGCATTCCCATTTTTGGGATGAAGCTGTCTTTCCATCGCGAAATTTGCGATTCATTAATCCCTAACGCGTCGGCAACCTTTCGCTGACCACGTACAGCAATTCGATTCAGGATGTTGCTTGTAATTGCATTCGCTTTCTTGCGAGTACTTGTAAGTTGCATATGTAAGTATTTCCTTAACTAATAAGAAGTTATGCGCATCAACTTATGCGCGTTGTATTCCCGCATTTCGGCGGGAATGAGGACCATGACTGTTAAAGAGCGGTGTTACTATTTGTTTTTCTTGTTGCTTGGGAAAGGACGAACTTCCTCTCCAATCACACTGCCATCAGGCTTTACCGTAACCATGATGTTACGGCCTGCCAGAATGGCCTTGCTGATAGCGCACTGGATTACACCAAAGTCACTGGCTGCTTTAGCCTGTCCATGGATTTTGGCGTAATCGGCAAGTGTCATTCGAATCATATGCACTCTCCGTTATTAACCATGAACAAAGAATACTACAGGTATTCAAAGCAATCAATACTCAGGGTATTTTTAGTTTAAGTACCTTAGCTATTAGAATTAAGCTATGGAAAATAAAAAATCACTGACGACAGAACAGCTCGAAGACGCTAAGCGGCTTAAGGCTTTGTATGAGTCAAAAAAGAAAGAATTGGGAATAACCCAATACTCAATCGCTGATGAACTGGGTATCACCCAAGGAGCGGTAGGGCATTATCTTAATGGCAGAAACGCGCTAAACGTTGAGGTTGCATCTGGTTTTGCACGATTGTTGCAAGTCTCAATTGCTGATTTTAGCCAGTCAATTGCTGCCAAGGTTGCAGAACAGGCAGAAAGCCTTAAGAGCGATGCCAACGTAAGGTATGCAGGGGAATACAGAGCAGGAAAGAGGTATCCGGTGTTAAGCAGTATCCAGGCTGGCTCGTGGTGTGAAGCATGCGAACCATACACCATTAAAGACATAGATGTTTGGCTTGAGTCTGACGCGCATATTCAAGGTAATGCGTTCTGGCTTAAAGTGGAAGGTGATTCAATGACGGCACCGGTTGGGTTAAGCATTCCAGAGGGAACATTCGTTCTTTTCGATACCGGAAGGGAGGCGATCAACGGCAGCTTGGTCATAGCAAAACTTTCTGACTCTAACGAAGCAACATTCAAGAAGCTGATAATCGACGGCGGAAATAAATACCTCAAGGGACTTAATCCTGCATGGCCTCTCGTGCCAATCAATGGAAACTGCAAGATTATAGGCGTTGCAATTGAGACAAAACTAAGGCTGGTTTGATCACGCAAGGGGCGCTTATGGTTGGAACCGCTATAGCAAGCTTTTTTGGGATGTTGGCAATCTCGACAATTTACGGCTTAGCGCATGCTTTTATTGCGAAATCTCTATCAGAAAAAATAAGCCAGGCTTGGGCGCATAGATCAGCTCGTTTCATGATTCTTGTGATCATAGCAATACAAGGGATATCTGCATTTATCCTCTATGGATCAAGCTTATACCTATTGTATCAAGGCGCGACATTTACGCCTTACACCAGTGATTACGGAACTCTATACGATGGTAGTGAAGACATCACTGTGGCTTGGATCGTCTTTGGTTTATCTATGGCCGTGTCTGTTGTAGCAGACATCATTAAGGTAATTCTCGTCTTAACCTTCGCTGACTAACCTATAATCCCGGCAGCAATAGCTATCGGGATCCACTTCACATATCCCGCATAAAAAGCACTGAACAAGTAGACACCGAAAAAAATAAATATCCTTTGTATTCATTTGCTTATCATTATTTCATCAAAAATAAATACCTTGGGTATTTACACAATAAAATACCTACAGTATTCTTTAGCCATCAGCAGGACGCTGGTAGCCAAACGGAACAGATTGGCAGGCTCTTTAACATTGATGGGATTGTCCCGCCGAAATGCGGGAACCAAAGAGTAGTTGGCTTTGGGGTGATGTGAAGTGCAGCTGCACGACGGCAACCGGAAGATAAGCACCCGGCGCGTCACCGCCAAAGTCAATCATCGGAGGTCAACATGACAGTAGTCATTACATATCTGGCTGACGATAACGCCAGAAATCGCCGCAGAGCACGCAGACAGGCTCAACGTGAACAGGCAATGCAAGAGCAGCGACTGGCGCGAAAAATTGCGCTAAAGCTCTCTGGTTGCGTCAGAGCAGACAAAGCAGCATCACTTGGCAGCCTTCTCAGCAAGAAGGCAGATGAATGCAGTGGAAGTATTTGCCTGCCAAACGTAGCCATTTACTCGGCAGGCTACCGGAAATCAAAACAACTGACGGCGAGGTAAGTGATGAATCAGACATACATTCCATCATGCTTGAGAAATCTGCCAAAGCAGAAAGCAAAGCCCCGCAAGCAAGCCATAAAGGGCGCTAAGGCAGAGGTTATTGATCAAGCAATACAATTGCTCAGGGAGGAGTTAAGAAGTGGCAAGCTCGAAGGAATGATGATGCCCTATCAGCGCGGATATCTATCGGCGATTAGTAAGTTGGAAGTATTGAAGAGTGAATTATGAACTATCTGGAATTTCCGGATGGTTCATTGTTTTGGCAGCAAACCACTTATTTGAGGTGAGATATGACAATATCATGGAGCGTACCTTTTCCTGAATCAGAAACTGAACATGATGGAATGCCTGTTTTCTGGAGATTCCAGGCGACAGTTGAAGAAGATGGAATCAAAATATTCGCACTTCAATATATAGCTTTTCATCAGACAGAGCATTATGCATGGTTGGTTCCTGCGCATTGGATTGTTAATTTTAAACCAGCACCAAATCAGTGGTTACAGGAATGGAAACAAAAGAGAAATAGATATGCAATTAAGAAAGTAGCAAAAAATGCAGAAAGATCTTTTGCATTCCCAACGAAGAAACTTGCCATTGAAAGTTTATTGCGCCGGAAGAAATACCATTTAATGAGAATCAAACAAGATTTGGCTGTTGTATCAACTCTTGTTGATGGGATGAAGAATATTGATACATCAACACCAGATATTGAATATAACTTTGGACACAACCAAGAAACAGAAAATTGGGTATTTTATTAGTACAAATAAGCACTGTGTATTCATTCCAACGAGTGAATACACGGAGCAATGTCGCTCGTAACGAAACAGGAGCCGACTTGTTCTGATTATTGGAAATCTTCTTTGCCCTCCAATGTGAGGGCGATTTTTTATCTGTGAGGATATGAATAGATGTCAAACATCAAAAAATACATCATTGATTACGACTGGAAAGCATCAATAGAAATTGAAATCGACCATGACGTAATGACAGAGGAAAAACTTCACCAGATTAATAATTTCTGGTCAGACTCTGAATACCGACTCAATAAACACGGCT